ATCGGCCAAGGCGATATTCGCCGGGGTACGGCAAGGCAAAGATGGCCTTGAGATCAAGATGCATGATCAGCAGGCGGCTCTGGCCAACATCGCCAAGCATCTCGGCATGTTCCCGAGCAAGGTTGAGCTAACAGGGAAGGATGGTGGGCCGATTCAACATCAGGATATGGGTCCAGATCTGAGCGCCCTGACTGATGAGGAACTCAATCTTGCAATCATCCTCGCTGAAAAATCTGCTCGGGGATCTGGAGGCACTGAAGGCGGAACAGGCACGTCGTAGCCTTCGAGAGTTCATCAAGCAGGCTTGGCCTGTTTTGGAGCCAGAAACTACCTATCGGCACAACTGGCACGTCGACGCGATCGCTGACCATCTTGAGGCGGTAAGTCGCGGCGAGATTCGCAAGCTTCTGATCAACGTGCCTCCTGGCCACATGAAATCGCTCTCTGTGTGCGTTTTCTGGCCAGCATGGCACTGGATCGACAATCCGCATTTCCGATGGCTTTTTGGTAGCTACGCATCACACCTCTCCGAGCGCGATGGCAACAAGATGCGTCTCCTGATCGGAAGCGATTGGTACCAGCGACATTTCGGCAGCAGATACGCGATTGCGAAGAGCACCGAGACATATCTCAGCACTGACAAACTTGGCTTCAGGATCAACACGTCGGTTGGTGGCGTCGGTACAGGCGAGCGCGTGCACATCGTCGTCAACGATGACCTGATCCGCGCAAACGATGCAGATTCGCCAGCCATGCGCAAGCAGGCCCTGGCACATATGCGCGCCATGTCTACGCGTGGCGTGGATCCGGCGACGTTCGCGCAAGTGCTCATCATGCAGCGTGTGAACGAGGATGACCCCGCAGGGTGGGCAATCGAGCAGGGCGGCTGGGATCAGTTGATTCTTCCGGCTGAATACGAGCCAGGCAGGAAGTGCGTTGTCAGCTCGATCGGGTTCGAGGATCCGCGCACCGAAGCGGGAGAGCTTCTGTGGCCGGGAATGTTCGGCCCGAATGAGATAGCGGATCAGAAAACGGCGCTCGGAAGTTACGAGTCGGCATCCCAGTTGCAGCAGCGGCCAGCGCCACCAGGAGGCGGCCTGTTCAGGGTCGAAAAGCTGCAGGTACAAGATGCCGCGCCGGCTGGCGTGAAGTGGGTTCGCGGATGGGATTTCGCGGCAACAGAAGCAGCCGCCGGTAAGAAACCAGATTGGACTGTTGGGCTCCTGCTTGGTCGTGGCGAAGATGGCCGCTTCTACATTGGCGACGTAAACAGGTTTCAGGGAAGCCCGCTGACCGTAGAACAGGCGCTGGTCAATACGGCGCATGCCGACGGCGTGAATGCCCGAATCAGCGGGCCACAGGATCCGGGGCAAGCAGGCAAAGCGCAGGCTTTGCGCATGGTTCAGTTGCTCGCTGGATTCGATGTCAGTTTCACAACTGAAAGCGGAAGCAAAACCGTTCGCGCAAAGGCCTTCGCGGCCCAGGTTGAAGCCGGAAACGTAGTATTGATCCGTGGGCCATGGAACAAAGATTTTAAGGATGAACTAGCCGTATTTCCGAACGGCTCAAACGATGATCAGGCTGATGCTGCAAGCCGGGCGTTCAATGAACTATTGAAGCCGGAAACGGATGGCCTATTCGATTTTTACGCGAGCAAAAAGAAAAATGACGATTGAGCGCAAACCTATTCCCGCTGGCGTCATTGCACGCGTAGCACAAGGGGTGCGTTACATCATAGGCGGCAAAACGCCGAACGCATGGATGGGGCCGGGCGAACCGATGCTCCCGCAGGCGCAGGAGGTCAAAGGGCGCTCTTTTGATTTTCCGGTTGCGGTAAACGTCCATTACCAGCCACGCGGCGGTGAGGCGATCAGCTTTGCCGAATTGCGCGGGATAGCGGACAACTATGACCTGCTGCGCCTGCTGATCGAGACGCGCAAGGATCAGATTGCAGCCCTTGACTGGACGATTCAGCCGAAAGACCGAGCAAAGAAACCGGGCGAGAAGGCCAAACAGCTCACCGATTTCCTTCAATATCCGGATCAGGAGCATGACTGGGCATCATGGACACGCCTGGTTGTAGAGGAAATGCTCGTCATCGACGCGCTGACTATCTACCCGCGCAAGAATCGTGGCGGTGGCATTTACGGTCTGGAAGTGATGGACGGGGCGACAATTAAGCGTCTGATCAATTCAGACGGCCGCACGCCGATATCACCTGATCCCGCCTATCAGCAGATTCTCCACGGAATTCCCGCGGTCGATTACACCCGAGAAGAACTGGTTTACTGGCAACGCAACCCGCGCGCTCATCGCATTTACGCGATGTCACCGGTTGAGCAAATCATCATGACGGTGAACATTGCTCTGCGACGCCAGTTGAGTCAGCTCGAGTATTACACCGAGGGCAATATGCCCGAGGCGCTGGCGGGTGTTCCTCCGGAATGGGGTGCCGACAAAATCCAGAAGTTTCAGGAAATGTTCGACCAGATGCTGGCCGGTGATACCGCTGCACGTCGACGACTGACCTTCATTCCCGGTGGCATGGAATACCACCCGATCAAGGACCCGAAACTCAAGGATGAGTATGACGAGTGGTTAGCTCGTATTTGCTGCTTTGCATTCAGCATTCCACCAACCCCGTTCGTCAAGCAGGTCAACCGCTCAATGGCCGAGCAGGCACAGGCCACCGCCTTGCAGGAGGGCCTCGGGCCGCTCAAGCAGTCATTCAAGGGAATGATTGATTTTGTACTGGCAAAGCACATGGATGCAGCTGATCACGAAATCGTTTGGCAATCCGGCGAGCAGGAGCAAGACCCGCTAACAAAGGCACAGATCAACGTGCAATACGTGACCGCTGGAATCCTGACCGCTGATGAAGTGCGCGCAGAAATAGGCCGTGATCCGCTTCCAAAACCAACTGAGGCCGATGCCGATGAAACTACACCTCCCGATAACAAAGGTTGATGCCGTCAAGCGTGAAGTCTACGGACGCGCGGCTCAGCAGGTGCTCGACAAGTCCGGCGAGATCATGGACTACGAGACGAGCAAGCCGCTCTTCCAGAAGTGGTCCGATGGCATTGCCGAGGCAACCAATGGCAAAAGCCTTGGGAATGTGCGCGCGATGCACAGCAAGATTGCCGCCGGAAAGCTTATCCAGCTCGTGTTCGATGACAAAGAGCAGGCCATTGATGTGGTCGCAAAGATCGTTGACGACGCTGAATGGAAGAAGGTTGAGGAAAGCGTCTACACCGGTTTCTCTATCGGGGGCAGTTATGCCAAGCGTTGGGAAATCGATGGTGTCACCCATTACACAGCTGACCCAGCCGAAGTTTCATTGGTTGATAACCCCGCAATCCCCACAGCGGTTTTTTCCCTCATCAAGATGGATGCCGCAAAGCCTCAGGAAAACACCATGTCAAAGAAAACTGACGATGAAAACAAGGGCGAGTACGGCACCCACGCAGAAGCTGGCTACGCCGACCCCGGCTATCAGGATGACGAAAAGCCACGCTACCCGTTGAAAGAAGACGGGAAGCTGAGTCCAGAGCGCATTCGAGCCGCGTGGTCATACATCCATCAGGAAAAGAACGCCGAACCCTACACGGAAAAAGAGATCGCACGCATCAAGTCGCGCATCGTTTCTGCATGGAAGAAAGAAATCGACCCAGAGGGTCCACCATCCGCCGACGAAGACGCCGAGGATGTGAAAAAACGACGTGAGCGTGAAGACGCCCACAAGATGGAAATGCGCACATCCATGGATGGCGACTCCGAACCCGATGACGATGAAAAAACTCGTCGCGAGAAGATTGATAAGGCCGACGAAGCTCGGCGCAAAGATGAGGACAAATCAATGGCTGAAAAATCCGCTGCAGGCGATCTGCAGAAGGGCATGAACAGCGTGTCGGCTCTGGCTCAGGTGATTTCGTCTGTCGCTGTGCTGCGCAGTACGGCCGAGTGGGAATCTGAACAGGAAAACGACAACTCGCCCATCCCGGGAAAGCTCAAGGCTGCGATCGAGCTGCTGGGTGAAGTGCTCACGGAAATGACCGAAGAGGAAATCAAGGAATTGATGGAAAACCCATCAACCCCGAACCCTTATCCAAGCATGTATCTGGCTGCGCCAACTGATGGCCTTGAAAAGCGCGGCGCTCGTCACAGCAAGCAGGACAAGGAAAAGATCCAGCAGATCCACGCGCTGCTGATCGAACTTGGCATTGATCCTGATGAAACGAGCGAAGGCGAAGGCGCGGAAAAAGCAGCCTCAACTTCACTGGAAAAAGTCACATCTGCCTACGAGGAAAAACTCGAAAAGATGCAGGCGAAACATGCCGACGAAATGCAAAAGGTTCTTGATCGTGTGGAAGCGCTGGAGAAGCAACCTGCGCCAGCTAAGGGAGTCGCAAAAGCCATCGGGAAAACCGGTGACAGCGACGACGAACCACGCGAGGCACCAGTCGTTTACACGCCGAAAGGCGAGAAGAGCGAACCGGCATCCATGATCAAGATGCTGCACCTGTCCGGCGGACGGCCATTGCTTAACGGCTAAACCTCCTTCCCATTAATTAACCGACTCGACACCTAGGGCGCCATTGAGCGCCCTTTTTATTTGCATCACGGAGCAACAATCATGTCTACGACTCAAGCTACTCTTGATCTGATCAAGGCCTCTCGACAAGCCCCAAACAACGAACTTGCCAAGGCTTGGACCCAAAGCAATTCGGCTGTTTCCGGTATTACCGCCTATGACCTCGAAGGTCCGGCAAAACAACTGTATCCAGTCATCACTCCTTTGCGTAACAAACTGCCTCGCGTAGTTGGTGGCGTGGGTATTCAAGCCAACTGGCGCGCAATAACAGGCGTCAATGTGAACGGCCTGAGCATCGGCCTTGGTCAAGGCAATCGTGGCGGCGTTCAATCGGCCGCAACGAAGGACTTCTTCGCCGCTTTCAAAGGCCTTGGTCTGGATGACAACGTGACGTTTGAAGCCGATATGGCCGCACGCGGTTTTGATGACATGAAGGCGCTGGCGGTCGAATCCCTGCTGCGCGCCACCATGATCGGTGAAGAGTTCGTGATTTTGGGTGGTAACTCCTCAGTCTCATTCGGCACCACTCCAACTCCATCGGTGAGCACCGCTACAACTGGCGGTTCACTGCCCGCATCAACAGCATATTCTCTGATTGCGGTCGCCCTGTCCCTCGAGGGCGTCCACAACTCATCAATTGCTGGCGGCATTCCAGCCTTGGTTATCCGTAACAATGCCGACGGTTCTACTGATTCATATGGCGGTGGCTCTGCTCAGAAATCCGCATCAGGCACCGTCACTACCGGCGGCGGTACCGCAACCAATACGGTGAGTGGTACTGTCGCTCCTGTCACCGGCGCAGTTGGTTATGCCTGGTTCTTTGGCCCAGCTGGTTCCGAAGTTTTGACAGCCATCACAACCATCAACTCCGTGTTGATCACTGCGGCCGGGACCGGCACCCAGACGGCAGCCAGTTTGCCTGCTTCCGATAACTCGACCAATGATTTGATTTTCGACGGCTTCCTTTCTCTGGCTGCTAAGTCAGGCAGCAATGCCTACCACTACTCAATGCCAACCGGCACACCGGGCGCCGGTACCCCTCTGACCGCCAATGGTGACGGTGGCATCGTGGAAATTGACGATGCGTTGAAGTCACTCTGGGATAACTACAAGCTGTCCCCGAGCAAAATCTATGTTTCAAGCCAAGAGCAGAAGAACATCACCGCGAAGATTCTGGCGAGTTCAGCCAACGGAACTCAGCGCTTCACCATCGACGCAAAACAGGGCGCTTTGGCTGGTGGTTTCGTTGTTCGCTCCTACCTCAACCCTTACAGCATGGCTGGTGCGGTGGAAATCCCGATCGAGATTCACCCGAACCTGGCACCAGGAACCATTCTGTTCTTCACTGAAGAGTTGCCGTATCCGCTCTCGAACGTGGCTGCAATCAACCAGATGAAGCTGCGTCGCGATTACTACCAGATCGAATGGCCGATGGTTTCTCGTAAGTACCAATACGGCGTTTATTTCGATGGCGTGCTGCAGTCCTACGCACCGTTCTCTCTGGGTGTGATCACCAATATCGCCAACGGTTAATTTGCGAATGCAAACAGCGCCCGGTGAAACGGGCGCAATAAGGAGAAATCCACATGACTGAAGTATTAATGAAAGCACCCGACGGCACCGTATCTGCGAGCGTGGCCGGCGTTGAATATAAGGTATCTGAACAGGGTACGATTCGGGCGAGCCTGAATCATTTTTCCCATCTGATTGATCATGGTTTCAAGCAGATCGCCGAGCTCATTGATGAAGGCGAGAATGATTTGAAAAAGATCATGGGGGACGATGGGCTTGGCGCCCCCGTCACCCAGGAACCGGCCGCACCCGCCGCACCGGCGGAACCAAAAAAGCGCGGTGCGCCGTCTAAAGATGAGCGCGCGCAGCGCTTGGAAAATGCTGCAGATAGCAAACCGGGCCAATCAGGAGAATAAGCCATGGGCCTTTACCTTCAGGGTGCCGACCTTGACGCGTTCGGCGTGGCCGGCGCGACATCCCCACAGATTCAGCAGGCAAGCTCGTTGATCGACGGATTCACGGCGCGCCCTGAAGGCCTGACGTTTACCGGCCTGGTGATGGATAACACCGGTGCGCCGATTGTCGAGATCCTCCCGCCACCAAAGCGCCCATCAGCGCCCGTCAATGTATCGCGGCCGAATGTGGCCACGGTCATCAGCGTTGAAACTGCATACCCAAACTCGCCAGCATGGCAGGCGATCGATCCGGCATCGTATGGGTTCAATTCTGAATACGGTTTCACATTCTCGGGTTGGTATTTTCCGCAGCGGATGCGGTTTACATTCTTGGCCGGGTGGGAGTACGCAAACCTTCCCGCCATTATTAAACAGGCCTGCGCAAACATCATCATCGCACAGGCGACATTCCCAAGCCTGAACGGGAACATTCAAAGCTTGAAAACGGGCGCCGCATCAGTGACTCGATTCAAAGACACGCTACTTGATGCTGACACCATACGGATGATTGGGCCGTTCTGCCGGGTGTACTCGGTATGATCGATTTTCTGCACCCGTTTAAAATATCTGTTGGCCGAGCGGCCTACTCGAGCACGCCAAGCGAGGGTTTATCGCAATCGATCACTGCGGTGATCGCGTCAACATCGGCATCAATCCAACTGAAGCGAGACAAGGGGTTTGGGTCGCCTACTGGATTTCCTGCCCCGACGAACACAAGCGCGCCGATGCCCGCCTGGATGGTATATGTACCCCTGACGCTATCCATTGCCGCGCTTGGAATGGGGGCTATTCAGGATGGCGACATCATCACGGACTTGAAAGACAGCCGACAATTCAAGGTTGACGCGGCCGAGTACACGCCGCTTGAGTGGTTGCTGGCATGCACGCCTTATAAGCCGGATGCTTGATAGATAAAAACTATCTGTGGTAGAAAAATGATTGATTTCAATGCATCAGAAGCCTTGGCGGAAATCGAAGCAATGCTCATGCGTATGCACGAGTCCGGCCCATTCCTTGAAGCGGTCGGCGAGCGTGAAGTCGAAGCAGTGCAGCATCGAATCCGCGACACGAAAACCGATCCGCTCGGTAACGCCTGGGCACCGTGGGCACCATTCACCCGATCAGAGCGCACGCATAAGGGAAATGCCGACCTAGGGCTTCTGCTCGATGAAGGCGACTTGCTGTTGAGCATCGACAAGGCCGTGATTGGTGAATCAGTCGAAATTGGCAGCAACTTGGACTATGCCGCCGACCTGCAAAACGGCACCGACCACATGCCAGCGCGTGAATTCCTCGGATGGTCGCCGGAGTCGGTTCCCGTTTACGAAAACCTTTACAAACGCT